ATGAGCAAGGGATTTTCTATCAATGATATTCTCGGTGCCGGCGCTAAAACCGCCGCCCCGGCGGGTCAAAAAATGCAGGTCGTCATGCTGCCGGCGGCTGACATTGAGCCGAACCCGGAAAACAGCATCTACGAGATCGGCGACGTTTCCATGCTGATGGCCGACATTGCCGAGCGAGGATTGCGCAGCCCGCTGGAGGTCCTGCCCGCCCAGAACGGTAAATATATGCTGCTGGCCGGACACCGCCGTTGGACCGCGTGCTGTGCGCTGACGGCTGAGGGTGTGACCGGGTTTGAAGTCCTGCCCTGTGTCATCCGCCAGAGCCAGGGCGCGGATGATGACCTGATCGCGCTGATCACCTCCAACGCCACGGCGCGCGAGCTGACGGACGGTGAGCGGCTGCGCCAGTACCGGGCACTTAAGCAGGCACTCGAACGCAAAAAGGCGGCGGGCGCGCTCGATGGCCGCATCCGTGATGAGATGAGCCGCATCACCGGCGATGGCACCGGCACGCTGGGGCGGCTGAATGCCATTGCCAACAACTGCGTGCCGGAGGTTCTGGCGATGGTGGAGCGCGGCGAGATCACCATGACGCGGGCCTACGAGTGCAGCAAGCTTTACAAGGTGCAGCAGGTAGAGTACGCCAAAAACAAATACGCCAGTATGCCGCCCATCACCGATATGGCCCGGCGGGCAGCCATCAAGTATCTGGTCGAGTGCGGGCTTGCCGACCAGTTTAAGAAGCTCGACTATGTTCGCAAGAACGAATGGAACTACGCTGACCGCGGGCTGGATGCCCGAAAGCTGGAGCCGGTGACGCTGGATCTGACGGAGAGTGAGACGGATGCACTGTTAAACATTGAGCCTGCTAGCTATTACACCTTTCGCATGAGGATGCTGGACCCGGCGGATTCAAATGAGGTTATTGCCGAAAGCTCACTCACTACGCGAGATTTGTTCGATGCCGCTAAGCGCCTGTACATCAACAGGGACGATCTGGCGGCGTACAAGGCCGAGGTGAAGGGCAAGCGTGATCAGGAGCGTGCCCGGCAGGAGGAGGCCGGAAAGTGGCAGGCGCTGGCCCGGCAGGAGCTGGAGGCGTTTGACAGCTGGCCGCTTGTGACGCGGCTGAAGGACCTGGGCCTGACGATCCGTGAGCGGAAGATGGCAGACGGCGGGCGGCTTATCATTGCCGTGGATGATCTGGCGCGCTTTTCCGGCCATGTGGACGGCTTTCAATACCGCGAGTGCTTCGCGGTGCGCCTCGGGCCGAACGGTGAGCGCGCAGGCCGGGACGGAGACATCAATGCGCTGGAATGGTACAAGCGCTGGTACAGCACCGGCGCGGGCATTGAGAACTACATTGCCGACGACATCCAGCGGGCCGCGCGGGAGGCGAAAAAGAAATGAGCAGCGGATTTTGCGGGATTCCCGGCATGAGCCAGCCGCATCTTGACATGTGCGAGAGGTGCGCCCACAATAAGGGGCTGTTTAACCTGGATTGTGAGTTGTACTGCTACGGCGTCGAAAAGACGGACGGCGCGGGTATTGTGCTGGAATGTGATGACTTTGAACCATCTCCGGGAGGTGATGCCCAATGACCTATGATGAGTGCATCGTGTGGCTGAACCGCTACCGCGATGCCCGGCGGGTGGAGCCGCGATTGAGGGAACGGCTCCAGGAAGAAAACCGCCGCGCCGACTACGCCCGTACTCTGTGCCCACCCGGCGGGGCCGGTGAGATTGACAGTGCGCTGCTGAGCATCAACACCCGGCGCGAGAAGCTGGCAGCCCAGCTTACGGACGGCGAGGCCGCCAGGGTGGAGATTGAGAGCGCCATTGCTCAGCTGGAGGATGCCCTGGAGCGTGAGGTCTTACAGATGCGCTACATCGACGGGCGCACCAACCGCCAGATCGCGGCGCGCATGAGGATCACTGAGCGCTATGTGCGCAAGCTCCACCGGCGGGCAATTTTCAAAATTATAAAATTAGTTCCGCCCAGTTCCGCCCCAGTGTGCTAAGCTGAGGGTGTCGGGCAGGTAGGGGCTTGATGCTCGACGGTTTGCTCGTTTGCATAATCCTCCTAAGCGGATAGTCGCCCCACATCGGGGCGGCTATTTTTTTTATAACTGGGTTGCAAGGTTGCAGGGTTACGGGTACGCCCGGCGGTTCGATTCCGCCAGCCTGGCCATAGTTAATCTCCTTGAAATAGCTGACAGCCGGGAAAGACCGGCGACATACCGCACAGCCGCCCGCCCAGTTCCCCGGCGGGATGAACCTTGACAGGTGCAAGACCTGTGTGCGGGTACGCAGTGCCGTTGATGTGGTTAAACTCAGCGGATGACGGACGGCAATAGACCGTCATGCCCGGCGGGCGGGAGAGCCTCACCTACACCGAGACAAAAGAAACTCCGTCTCGCGCCGCTGGGCATCTATGATAATTTTACGCCCCGGCGGGTGGAGGTGCAGCGCGTGTCCAGTGTGGACACGCAAACAGTATGCGGGAGTTTGCCAAAGCGTTTTACAAGAGCAAAGCGTGGCAGCGCTGCCGCGATGGGTACGCCGCCAGCGTGGGCGGATTGTGTGAGGATTGCCTGGCTAAGGGACTGTATCGTCCCGGTGAGATTGTGCATCACATGGTCGAGCTGACGCCGGAGAATATCAATGACCCGGCAGTGGCGCTGTCATGGTCCAACCTGAGACTGCTGTGCCGTGACTGTCACGCAAAGCGCCACGGCGCTCGGCGTAGATACCGTGTGGACCCAGCGGGGCGAGTGACATCTAGGTGGTGACCTCCCCCCCGGTCGAAAAAACGAGCGGGGGTGTGGTAGACCGGGCCCCAAAGTTCGGAAAAGCACTGAAAAGAGTGTAAAGGGGGTGTTGTTGTGGGGAGAAAAGCAAAAACTACTCTAATTCAAGAGGAGTACAACAGGATCATGGCGCACTACGCCGAGCTGCCTAAAAATCAGATGGCGATTGTGGAGCCGTTGATCCAGAATGCGGCATTCATGAAAATCACACTCGACGATCTGCAAAAATCCATCAACGCCGACGGATGCAGCGAGGAGTACATGAACGGCGCGAACCAGTACGGCAAGAAAGCCAGCGCCGATCTGCAAGCCTACAACAGCCTCATCAAGAACTACAACACCGTGACCGAGCGACTGGGCAAGCTGCTGCCCCCGGAAAAGCGTGAGAGCAGACTGGAGCAGCTGGCCCGTGAATAACTACATTTACGAGTATTACCAGAAAATCACGGACGGCACCATCATCGTGGGCCGCTGGATCAAGGTCTGGTACAAGTATGTTGTGGACGGTCTGGAAAAAGGGCTGTTTCACTTTGACCCCAAAAAAGCGCAGAAAGCGATCCGTTTTGTGGAAAATTTCTGCCGACACCATGAGGGCGCGCTGGCTCCTCAGCTGATTGTGCTGGAGCTATGGCAAAAAGCGCTTTTGTCGGTGCTGTTCGGTGTGATGGATGACACAAATCACCGCCAATTCCGTGAGGTCGTCGTCATCATCGCCCGAAAAAACGGCAAGACGCTGCTGGCCGCCGCCATTGCTGCCTATTGCAGTTTTTTGGACGGCGAGTATGGCGGGCGCATCTACTTTGCTGCGCCTAAGCTGGAGCAAGCGGGGCTGTGCTACGATGCCTATTATCAGATGCTCAGCAAGGACCCAGAACTGAGCCAGCTGAGCAAGAAACGGCGCACAGACATCTACATTGCGAACAGCAACACGAGCGCCAAGCCGCTGGCGTTTTCCGCAAAAAAGTCGGACGGTCTCAACGTCAGCCTGTGCGTGGCCGATGAGGTCGCCAGCTGGCCCGGCGACGCGGGGCTGAAATTTTACGAGGTCATCAAGTCGAGTTTTGGCGCGCGCACACAACCCATGCTGCTGGCAATCAGCACGGCAGGCTATGTGAATGAGGGCATTTATGATGAACTGATAAAGCGCGCCACCCGGTTCCTGTTGGGCGATTCCAAAGAGATGCGCCTTGCGCCGTTTCTCTACATGATCGATGACCCGGCCAAGTGGAACGATATTAACGAATTGGCTAAAGCCAACCCCAATCTGGGCGTGAGTATCAGCGTCAGCTACCTGCTGGAGGAGATCGCCATTGCTGAGGGCAGTTTGTCCAAGCGGGCCGAGTTTTTAACAAAATACTGCAACATCAAGCAAAACTCTAGCCTTGCCTGGTTGTCCGCCGACGTTGTGGAACGCGCCTGCGGCACGCACATCGACCCGGCTGACTTCAAGAACTGCTACTGCGTGGGCGGCATTGACCTGAGCCGCACAACCGACTTGACCGCCTGCGTGGCGATCATTGAGAAAGACGCCCGGCTGAACGTGCTGGCGCACTTCTTTCTCCCCGCCGAGAAGCTGCAAGAGGCCACCGAGCGGGACGGACTGCCTTATGCGGCGTATGTGCAGCGCGGCATCCTCACGCTGAGCGGTGACAATTTTGTGGACTATCACGATTGCTACAACTGGTTCAGGACACTGATAGAGCAGTACAAAATTTATCCCTTGCAGGTCGGCTATGACCGATACACGGCCCAGTACCTCGTGCAGGATATGAAGCAATACGGATTCCACATGGACGATGTATTCCAGGGGTTCAACCTGACGCCGGTAATACGCGAGGTTGAGGGACTGCTGAAAGACGGCACCATCAACATCGGGGACAACGACCTGTTAAAAGTACATCTGCTGAACACGGCGCTGAAAGTCGAGAACGACAGCGGCAGGTGCAAACTTGTGAAAATGAGCGCCGCCGACCACATTGATGGCTGCGCCGCGCTCATGGATGGGATGACGGTACGGCAGAAATGGTGCGCCGAGATCGGCGGCCAGTTAAAGAACGCGGGGTGATGAGCATGGGACTGTTTCAATCAATTTTCGGGAAGATAGCCGCCAAGAGCCTCGCGTCTGGATTCTGGACAACGCTTGACGGCTACACGCCCAGCTTTTTGACCTGGGGCGGCGAGCTGTATGAGAGCGAGATTGTGCGCGCCGCGATCCACGCCACGGCCACCCACGCCAGTAAGCTGAGCGTCACCGTGCAGGGACCGGCAAACCCGAAACTGCAAACCCGGCTCCGGCAGGGGCCGAATGAGTGGCAGACCTGGGGACAATTCCTGTACAGGCTTTGCACAATTTTGGAGGTGCAAAACACCGCCTTTATTGTGCCGGTCATCAATGAGTTTGGTGAGACCGTTGGCATGTTCCCCGTGCTGCCGTCCAGCTGTGAAATCGTGCAGTATGGGGCCGCGCCCTGGCTGCGCTACACATTCCGCAGCGGCCAGACCGCCGCCATTGAAATGGCGCGGTGCGGCATTATGACAAAATTCCAGTACAAGAGCGATATTTTCGGCGAGAACAACCACGCGCTGACGCCCACGATGGATCTGGTAAACCTGCAAAACCAAGGCATTGCCGAGGCCGTTAAAAACGGCGCGACATTCCGCTTTGCAGCCAAGATGAACAACTTCTCCAGCGATGAGGATCTAAAAAAAGAGCGTAAGCGATTCAGCCGGGAAAACCTGCAAGGCGAGGGCGGCGGCATTCTGCTGTTCCCCAACACCTACACGGACATCAAGCAGCTGGAGGCTAAGCCCTATGTTGTGGCCGCCGATGAGATGGAGCGCATCAACACCAATGTGTTCAACTACTTCGGCACCAACGAGGACGTGCTGCAAAACCGCGCCTACGGCGACGCCTGGAGCGCGTTCTATGAGGGTAAAATCGAGCCGTTTTCCATCCAGTTCAGCGATGTCGCCACAAAAATGTTGTTTACCGAGCGCGAACGCGCGGGCGGTACGCTGCTGATAGCGACAGCCAACCGGCTGCAATACATGAGCAACACCGAAAAACTGAACGTATCGGCCCAGATGGCGGATCGCGGCATTATGAACCGCGATGAAATCCGCGAAATTTGGAACTTGCCGCCCCTGCCGGACGGCCAGGGGCAAGCGTACACGATACGCGGCGAGTATTACCTGCTGGGAAGCGATGGCAGCGTGACAAAGAAAGGAGACGACCTAACCAGTGGAAAGTAATGAGAAATTGTTGAAAAAGTTGAACAATGGCCGGGAATACCGCGCCATGCGGCTGGAGGTCCGAACCGCCGACCCCGCCGCGCCGGACTCCAAGCAGGAAGTGGAGGGCTACGCCTGTACGTTCAACCAGCCCTATTTGCTGTATGAGTACAGGGGCGACAGCGGCACCTCCTACCGCATCATGGAGCAGATCGACCCGCACGCTTTTGATGACTGCGATATGGATGACGTCATCATGCAGTACGACCATGAGGGCCGCGTCTTTGCCCGAACCAAAAACGGCACGTTGGCCCTGTCCGCTGACAGCGCCGGGCTGAAAGTGACTGCCGATCTGGGCGGCACCGAGATTGGGCGGCAGCTGTTTGCCGAAATCAAGGGCGGCTACACCGATAAGATGTCGTTTGGCTTTACCGTGGCCGAGGATAAGCGTGAGACCACCCGCGATTTGGAAAACAACACCGTGACCGTGAACCGCACGATCACCAAGATCAAGAAACTGTACGATGTGAGCGCCGTGAGCCTACCGGCCAACGATGCTACATCGATCAGCGCCCGAAAATTCCTTGACGGAGAGATCGAGAGAATTAAAGCGGAGAGACTGCAAAGGGCGGATACCGCAACAAAAATCAAACTGAAACTTTTGGGAGTGTGAACCATGAAAAAGAAAACCAGTGAAATGACCATTGCGGAGCTGCGCGCCCGCGCTGCCGAAATCCGCACCGAGGTCAACGCCGAGGGTGCCGACCTGGACGCCCTGGAGGCCGAGGCCGATGAGATCAGCCAACGCATCGCGCAGTATGAGACCGAGCAGCGCCGCCTCGGCATTGCCGCCAAGGTTGCGGACGGTGCCGGTGCGCCCCAGGACAACCCCACCGCCATCACCGATGCCCAGACCCGCGCCCAGCAGTTCAAAGAGAACCGCCGCGCCGTCCTGGGCGTGGAGGAGACCCGCGCCGTCCTGGTGAGCGGCGGTAAGCTGGCAACCCCCACCGAGGTCAACACCGAGATCCAGGACCGCGTTGGTGCCGGCGTCTCCAGCATCATTGATATGGTGTGGGTCGATGACTGCTCCGGTATGTCCACCGACCGCATCCCCTACGTCAAGCAGGATGCCGACGCCGCCGCCGATCAGACCGAGGGTGCTGCTGCCACCACCAAAGAGGCCACCTACGACTACATCGACATCACGCCCAAGTCGGAGGCGGTTCTGAGCCAGATCAGCAAGCAGGCCAAGAAGCAGACCCCCGTGAACTACTTCGCCAAGTGCCGCGCCCAGGCCCTGCTCAGCTTGCGCAAGAAAGCGTCCGTCATTGTGACCGACGCGCTTAAAGCCAGCAAGCTCGTGGACACCATTGACGCCACGCTGGACGGCACTAAGAAAGGCACCATCAACGAGAAAACCCTGCGCAATCTGACGCTGAACTACGGCGGCGATGAGGCTGTTGAGGGCGAGGCAGTCCTGTTCCTGAATAAGAAGGATCTGATTGCCTTTGGCGATGTGCGCGGCACCAACGAGAAAAAGGCTGTCTACGAGATCACCCCGGATTCTGCCAACCCCAACACCGGCATCATCAAGGAGGGCGGCCTGAGTGTGCGCTACTGCCTCAACAAGAACCTGACCGCCTGCGCCGGTACGGCCCAGACCGCCAAGGCACAGCCCACCATGTTCTACGGTGTGCCGCGCTGCCTGAAGCTGGACCTGTTCAGTGACTACGAGATCGCCGTGTCCGATGACTTCGCTTTTGACAAGCTGCTGTCCACTATCCGCGGTGATGTGGAGATGGGTGCGGATGTGGTCGTCCCCGGCGGCTTCGTTGCGCTGACGATTGCTGCCAACGCCTGATAGGAGGCTGTGACCCATGGCTGACAACGACCTGCTGTCCAAAGTGACGGTAGCGCTGCGCCGGTCTGATATGCCGGAGGAGCTGACGCAGGAAGTGAGCGACCTGGTGGATGCGGCCCTGGCTGACCTGAAACAGGCCGGTGTGTCCAACCTGGACACGCAGGACCCGCTGATCCGCCGTGCCGTCATCACCTACTGCCGCGCCAACTTCTGGCCGACCGGCGACTACGATAAGCTGAAAGCCTCCTACGATGAGCAGAAGGCGCAGCTGCGAATGACGACCAACTACACAGACTGGCCCGACGCATGAGCGCTGTGCTGTGATGCACCGCCGGAGTGCCTTGCGCCCTCCGGCGGCATTTTTGTAAGGAGCGACTATGTACTGGACAGAAGAAATCACCCTGATGCAAGACAAACCTGAAAAGAAGCAGGGCGTGCTGGTACATTCCTATACCCCTGTGCGTAAGGTCTACGGAGAGCGCAAGTCTGTAGGGTGGCGGGAATTTTTTGCGGCAGAAGCGGCAGGCACCACGCTGAGCGCCGTTTTTGTGCTGCACGCTGACGAGTACAACGGAGAGCGCGTGCTGTTGTGGAAGGGCAGCCTGTACAGTGTGCAGCGTGCCTATGAGACCGGAAGCACTGTCGAGCTGACCGTCAGTGACCTGCCCCAGACAAAAGGAGGCCCGCCGTGAGGATGAATCTGGTGTGGAGTGATGAACTTACAGAACAGCTGGCGGGGATGGCAGACCTGGACGCGATTGCTCCGGAAATGCTGACCGCCGCGGCCCCGATTGCAGCGGACGCACTGAAACAACGTGTCCGGCAGCACCATAGCAGCCGCGCAGACAAACACCTGGCGGACAGCGTGCGTGCTGGCAAACCAAAAAAGCGCAAGAAGGGCGGCTACGGCCTGGAGGTGAGCTTCAGCGGGTACGATACAGGCCACGGTTCAAGCCCGAAATATAAGGACAAAACCGCCCAGATGCAGAAGGCGGTATCACGGGAATACGGCTCTGCCAAGCAGGCTGCGCAGCCATTTTTGGACCAGGCTGCCAGCAGCTGTGAAAATGCCGTCAGTGCGGCCATGCAGGATGTGCTGCGCAGAAAGGGAAAACTATGACCGGAATCGACGCGGCCCTGGCCGCATTGGAGACCGTGTGCAGCAGCGTGTCCTTTGTGAAAAACGAGGACGACCCACTGCCGGACAGCTATGTGGTGCTGAGTGTGCTGGATGATACGCCGGAAATCTACGCCGGTGACCGGGACGAGCAGCAGCATCTAAAACTGCGTGCTGCCTGGTATGCCAGGGAACTGCCCCAGGTGCGTGCGCGGTGTATGCGCAACGCCCTGAGAAAAGCCGGTTTTATCATTGGCTCTACTGAGTACGGCTATGATAACGAGACAAAACATCATATTGCATACGTTGAGGCGGAGACCGACGACGGCTGCGATTGGAACGAAAGCGAGGAATAAATTATGGCATATATCGGACTGCCTTACTACGGCTACTGCCCTATCACGGTAACGACCAACGATGACGGCACCGAGACGGAAAGCCTGGGCACTGGTAAAATCACCCGCGCAGTCATCAGCTATGCGGGCGAGAATGACAGCGACAGCAGCGAGCTGTGGGCCGGTGACCGCCGCGAACAGCGTGACAGCGGCTCGCCGTCGGCCAAGCTGACCATTGACCGCAGCTTCCTGAGTCTGGAAGATGAGGCCGAGCTTGGCGGCCACCACTACGACGCCAGCACCAAGACCCTGGAACGCAAGGAGACCGACACGCCCGCCATTGTGCGCGTTGCCTCCCTTGGCAAGCTGAAAACCCCGGAACGAAAGCTGGTCTACCGCCTGATCGGGTATTACCGCGCCAGCTTTGACCCGGTGAGCGACACCCTGAACACGGCCACCAAGAGTGTGTCCTACGGTACCACAAAACTCAACGGCGCTGCCGAGTGCAACTGCGACGGCGACTTTGAGAAAAAGCAGGAATTTGATGACTACGCCAAGGCGCTGGCCGGGCTGAAAGCCTTCCTGAACATCAAGGAGTGATACCATGGCAGAAATTGTATTGCGCGGGCGCAGATACCCTGCCCTGTTCGATTTGCAGAACGTGAAGGAACTTCAGGAGCACTTTGGTGACCTGAAGGTCGTAGCCGAGAAGCTGAACGACCCCGAGGAAGCCGCCTACATCATCTGGCTGCTGGTGCGCGAGGGCGTGGAGCTGGATAACGAGGAACACCACCGGGACAATGAAGCGCCCAGTCTGGCTGTGGTCAAAAAGCTGATTTCCTTTGCCGATTTGCAGGGCGGCTTGGTTGCCAGCGTGGAAGATGCCTTTATGGAGTTTTACGGAAAAAACGGGTCAGGCCGTCAGGCGCTGCAGGCGATGAAGACGATGCTGAGCGAATCTGGGTTGACGATGTCCCCGAGCGGCACCTTGACGGCGACCGAATCATAAATTTCCCCAGGCTGCAATACATCGCGGTGGGGCTGCTTGGGTATACGCGGCGAGAGACGCGATTTTTGAGTCTCAACGAGTTGCTTGAGCAATTTACAGAATACTGCGCCATGAATGGTATTGAACTGCCACAGGAAAGGGGGCTTGCAGATGTCGATGCCTAAAGCAGGGGTCAGCCTGGTCGTGGAAAATGACCAGCAATTCAAGGCGGCACTGAGCGAAGTAAACGCAGGCCTGCGGGTCAACAAGCAGCAGATGCAGCTTGTGACCGAACAGACCCGTGAAATGGACGACCGGCAGGCTGCCCTGCAGCAGCGGTACGAGGCCGCACAGCAGACTTTGCAGAGCTACCGGGATAAAGTGCAGGTGCTGCAGCAGGCCTACGAAAACAGCGCTCGGCGTGAGGGTGAGGCCAGTAAAACGACCATGCAGTGGCGGGCAAGCCTGATCAGCGCCCAGACAGAAGTTGCCAAGCAGGAAAGCCTGCTGCGGGACCTGAGCAGCGAGCAGGAACGAACCAACAAGACAACCGTAAGCCTGGCCGATGTGATCAATGGGCTGGCCAACACGCTCGGCATTTCGCTGCCGCCCGGCGCGCAGGCAGCTGTGGACAAACTTGAACAGTTTTCTGCCAGCGGCGCAGCTGCCGTTACGGTGGTCGGCGGCCTGGTGGGAGCACTTGCAAGCTCCACGATGGACATGAGCAAGACAGCGGATGACCTGCTGACCCTGTCCACCCAGACCGGCCTGACCACCGACCAGCTGCAGGAGTTTGAGTATGCCAGTGAGCTGGTGGACGTCAGCACCGATACCCTACAGGGCAGCCTGGTCAAACTGACAAACAATATGCAGACGGCGGCAACCGGGACAGGCTCTGCAGCCGAGGCATTCAAGACCTTGAAAGTCAAGGTGGCGGACAGCCAGGGTCATCTGAAGAACAACTATGATGTGTTTTTGCAGACCATTGACGCTCTGGGCAAGATGAAAAACGAGACCGAGCGCGATGCGCTGGCGATGGATATCTTTGGCAGGTCGGCAACGGACCTGAACCCGCTGATCGAGGCCGGCAGCGGCAGACTGGAAGAGCTTGCGGAGCAGGCGCACGCGGTTGGCTACGTTGTCGATAATGAAACGCTGCAGAGCTTTGGTGAGCTGGATGATGCGATGCAGAAGCTGGACAAGCAAGGAGATGCTGTAAAACGCAGCTTCGCAGAGGCGCTTCTCCCTATCATTACTGCGTTTGCCGAGGCCCTGAACGCTATCCCAACGCCGGTGCTGACGGCAGTTATCTCTATTACCAGCATCGCTACAGTAGTGCTGCTTGTGGTGAAGGCCATTAAAGAATTGCAGGGGCCGGCTGGAACCGTGAAAAGCATGATCGGCAGCGTTATGAGCTATATGGATCCGCTGTATATAAAAATCATGCTGATCGTTGCCGGCATTACTGCGCTGGTGGCTGTGGTCGCTGTCCTGATCGGCAAAGGAAACGAAATCAACAGCGCCATGAGCGGCATATCCTCGGCTACAACGGGGACAATGCGCGCAGCCAACAGCAAGGTGCCGCAGTATGCCACCGGCACGCGCAGCGCGCGCGGCGGACTGGCTGTTGTGGGTGAGAACGGCCCGGAGCTGGTGGCATTGCGCGGCGGAGAACGCATCTACACAAACGGTCAGACACGCAGCCTGCTGGGCGGAGACAGCATCAGCATCGGGCAGATCACCATTGATGCCAAGAATGTCAAGGAATTCAACGACATTGTGAATATCGCCAGGAATGAAGCCGTGAGTATGCGCCAGGGGGTGACGACGTGAAAACACATAGCTGGACTACCAGAAAGTATGCGACCAATTCTACAAACCCCAATGCCAGCTACCAGGCATTCCGCTGTTCCTGGCTATTCAGCACCGGGATGGGAAACACGAACCGTTACATTGGCTCCATGCAGGTGCGCGTTCCGGCATATGGAAATGGCAGCCATGAAGTCAAGCTGGCAGGCTATGCGCTGGGTAACAGTGAAGGTTCGAGCTATTATTCCGACACAAGCAGTGTGTGCGAGCAAAGCAATTTTTCCTACGGCGATTGCTGGTTTGCATTTGATTCGTTCAGCCAGACACGAAAAAAGAATGTCCTTGCATACGGCGTCTATGTTAATGCAGAAAAGGGATACAGCAATATCGGTGCCAGCCGTGGGGACGCACGAATCGAATGTGTCAGCTACCAGGGCGTTATCACACCAACAGGCCAGACACTAACCAGCGGCACCGTCGCACGGTACACAAAGTATCGACTGCAGTGGACTACAGACGCCGAGGATGATTTTGAGCGCAGGAACTCGACCTGCAAGATCATCATCACCGATCAGGACGGCGGAAACAGCCAGACCTATACACTTAGCAATGGTGCGACATCCTTCGACCTGGATACTACCGCATGGTCAAGCGGCAGCGGTATTCGATGGCGCGTGCAGGTGGGGGCATACGGATCCGGCACGGTTACAGAAAGCGCCACCTATTCCCTGTCGCTGGCAGACCCGACAGCCAAGGTCGATGACCTGCGCCCTACCAGCAAGACATACTACGGCTTTGACGCAGTATTCAGCTGGGCGTTCACCGGCAGCATTGCCAGCGGCGCGATCAGCGGTGCATTGCAGCAGGGGTCCGCTGTTTTGCAGTACCGGACTGACAACATGGCTGACCCAGCAGATTTTGCAAGCGTCAGCGATGGCACAACCCATGTGAGTGTCAATTGCGGCACATTGCCCATAGGAAGCTACCAGTGGCGCGTTGTCGCCAAGAGCAGCGTTGGAACCACACACACTTCAAGCTGGGTGCAATGCACCAATGTCGAGGTGCCCGTCTCCGTAAAGGGAACAACGCCTGCGGCGGGTGCGTCCGCGCCCAGGGCAGTTACAAACCGCTTTAGCTGGGTGTTCAGCGTTGACAACGATGACAGACCCGGAGATGTGACGCAGCAGAGCGCGACACTGCACTTTAAGGCGAACAACGAGAGCGACTGGCATGAGGTCGCTGTGGCCGGTTCACAGCAGTATACAGACGTGCCCGCAAACACCTTTGCCGAAGGCGCTACAACACTGGACTGGTATGTTGTGGCGATTGCGAATACAGGCACAAAGGTAACCAGCGACACGATCAACGTGTCCACACTGGACACGCTCAGCACGCCTGTGGCGGTGAGCCCCGCGGGCGAGTACATGGATGATGCTGTGCAGGGCATCACATTTGTGTGGAAGCATGCCAATGTCACCGGCACGGCGCAGACAGGCTGGGAACTGAGTTATTCGGCAGATAGCGGTGCGTCCTACACAGTGCTGGCCAGTGCGAATAATGCGGACAATAGCTATCAAGCGGACGCAGGCACGTTTAGCAGCGGCGTTATCTACTGGCGCGTGCGCACGAAGAATACGGACGGAGCGTTCGGCAGCTATTCCGGCGCGGCCATCTTTGCAATCCGCCGCGCCCCGGTGGCCCCGGTCATCTCCTACTATGACAACAAGCCGCTGGCAAAAATGCGGTGGCAGGCCAAAGAGCAGGACGGTTATGAAGTTGCGGTGGACGGCATCAGCCTGGGTGTACGATACGGCACCGGGAAGGAATGGCAGTCTGACGCCGTACTGACGGACGGAAAGCACACCTTACAGGTGCGTATCTACAACACCTATGGGGATGTATCGCCCTGGAGCAGCTGTGAAATCAATGTCCAGAATCAGCCCGGTGCGGCATTGGCTGTATATGCCGAGGAACGCTGGGGGGAGGTCCTGCTATGCTGGGGCGCCGACAATGGCTATATCCTGCGGGATGGCGAGCTGATTACCAAAGCAGAAGGCGGTACTTATACAGACCGCACCAGCGCAGCGGCACATCAGTACATTGTGCGCGTGTTCGATGCAGAGGGCTACTACACAGACAGCGCCCCGGTGCTGGCTGCGCCCAGTGTCCCCTACGCGGCCATTGGGCTGCGGGACGGCACGGACTGGCTGGCGATGAAATACGCCACCAGTTACCAGAATTACAGCAAGGCCGTCAGCCTGGGCGGCAGTTATCAGCAGTATTGGGGCAAGGAACGCCCCGTCTGGCACGATGCGGGGAATCGTGTGGTAACGCACACGATTTCCCACGCCTGCAAGCGCGAGGAAGAGCTGCTGGTGCTGCGCAGCCTGGCCGGTCAGGAAGTAATCTATAAGGACCGAGACGGGCACCTTGCCATAGGTGTGTTCAAGGACTTACAGGAAAGCCGGGAGCACGGCTGCACGGCGCTGAGCTTCAGCATCACGGAGACACAGCAGGAAGTGGTGAAGTATGACCCGGTATGAGTTTATCGCGATGCGCAGCGGTGCGCCCTATAAAGTGCTGAAAGTCCCTGCGGATACCACGCCGCAGATTCGATTTACCGGAAACGCCGAGGTGAAAAGCACCATCACCCTGACAATAGAGCCTGACGCGGATGTGAACTGGTTGACCGATATGCTCAGTGTTGTTCGGGTAGATAATGCAGATCGAGTTCCGCTGGGGCTATTCAACATTACCACCTGCCCCCGCAGTCTGGATGAAAACGGCAGTGAGACGCAGGAGCTGACCGGGTATGACCAGGGCTACTCGCTGCGCAACCTGAGCGTACTGGAACGCAGCCTGACGATTCGGGCCGGGACCCGGTACACCACGGCCATCCGGGAACAGCTGCTGGCGGCAGGTATCAACGTTGTCAGTATCATTGATACCAATGAGGTGCTTATGACGGATCACGCGTGGGAGACCGGCACGACCCGTTATGCGGTGGTATCTGCCCTGCTGGCGGAGATCAATTACCGGGATATCTATTTCGACGGCAGCGGCGTGGCGGTTGCCGAACCGTGGGCACCGGCGTCCATCAATACCCGGACGCACCGCTATGGCGCGGCTGAGACGACCCTGCTGCGTATCCCCATGAGCGTACAGGCGGATACCTTTGATGCCGCCAATGTGTTTGTGGATATCGTGTCCAGTGCAGACCTTGACGCCGAACTGCGGGCCGTGGCCGAGAACGTCAACCCCACCAGCCCGCTGAGCATTATGCGGCGCGGGCGGCGCATTGTGAGCGTGGAGACCGTGGAAGGCATTGCATCGCAGACTGCCCTGGAGACCCATGTAAAAAACAGGATGCTGCTCAGCATGATGGGGGCGGCAAGCTATACGTTTACCACCTGCGGCGACGTGGAGCAGCCTCACAGGCTGAATGACAGCATCCTGATGATGCGGGATGGGATAGGGCTGCTGGAAGAACAGGAATGGGCGCTGGACTGCGTTCCCGGCGGGCAGATGACCCACACAGCAAAGAAGGTGTATTACAACATTGATTGAGAATTATCAGCAGCGCAAAGCACTGGAAGTGACCACGAAAAGCGGTAATATTGCCACGGTGAGCGCGGTTTACAGTGACGGCATTGCGCTGATCCTGCCCGGGGACACGGCTGCGTCAGATAAACACTACCCTTTTAATGCGGCGGTTCAGTTTGTGGCCGGTCAGCGGGTCCATATCGCCAGAGAATCCGGCACGATCATTGTGGAATACCCCATCGGGGGGACCGTGCAGAGCCAGAGCCTGGGAGGGTGATTCATGAGCAAGGTTACGATTTATTCGCCGCCGTCGGCAGCTCAAGTCAAAAACTGTACGGCAGACTTTGACCTGCGCCGTGCGCCGGTGCCGATACATTTAGTGCAGTTCGATAAAACAATACCGATTTTGGCTGTGGCACTGTATAAAGGCGGCACGGCCTACAAGCTGCCCGAGGATGCTGAGGCCAATGTGCGCATGGGCAAGCGCAACAACCTGTACGTTTACAACCCGGTGCTGGGGTGCAATGAGGGGCGCACCCTTGTATATGTGGCTGTCACGCCGCAGATGACCACCCAGGACGGAGTGTTCTACCCGATACTGGAAGTCCTGGCAGGTGGCGGTGTGGCGGGAACCTCTCCCCTGCAGCTGGTCATCCAGCGCAATCCTGTACAAGAGGGGGACTTGGAGGATACCAGCGAAGCCCAAACGCTGGCAGACCTTGTGAGCCAGGCAGCTGCCAGCGCGAATGCTGCGGCTGATAGTGCCAGAATCGTGCAGGAAAATAAGGATGCCATTCAGAACGCGAATGAGAACATCGAGGCCATCAAGGCCGCCCCTGCCAACGCCACGGCCGCTGCGGCCAGTGCCAAGGAGGCCCGCAGCTGGGCCGTGGGCGATACGGCATCCCGCCCCGGCGAGGGCATGGACAACGCCAAATACTACGCCGCGCTGGCCCAGCAGGTCAGCCAGGGCGCGGTTGGGTGGTACCCCAATTATGAGGCGCTGTACGCGGCCCACGATACCGGCTATGACGGCAACTGGGCCATTATAGGCGATACCGATACCATCTGGGTGTGGGACAGCGACACGGGTGTCTGGAAGGACACTGGTGAAAGCAGTAAGTTTGCGAATTATTACGATAAGACCCAAATTGACGCAAATTTCTACGGCAAGACCCAAATCGACGCAAATTTCTACGATAAAACGCAAATCGACGAAAATTTCTACGACAAGACCCAAATCGACGCAAAACTGCCCAAGCCGGTTACGGTTACGGTGGCAGCCAGCGCCTGGACTACCGGTGATTACACGGTGTCCTGGGACGACGGCAGCACGAGCAGCTACACCACCTGCGCCACTGTCACGGTGGCCGGGGTGACGGCGGACAGCCGGATTGCCGTAAGTGACCGCACGAGAGTGACGGATGCGGTGCGGATGGTAGCCGCGCTGGAACCCGGAGCCGGGGTGGTTAAGTTTTATGCGAACAGTGCGCCGACGAGTGCGGCAGTGTTTGTTTTGGAGGTGAGCCAATGAGTGGAGCAGCGAATGGTCGTGCGTCAAGCGGCGCATCGCATAAGGAGGTGTTGTGCAATATGACGAATAAACGATATTTTGCAGGGGGGCACTCTAAGCCCCGGATTGCCGAAAGGCGGTGTGGAACATGATCGTGCAAAATATGGCCGCTCTATGCCCGTACAGGATCGGCGATTACTTGCAGACAGAGAACCCCACGAACCCTGCCCTCAGCTGGCCCGGCACAAGCTGGGTGCAGGTGCAGGACCGCATGCTGATGGGGGCCAGCGATACCTACCCCGTGGGCAGCGAGGGCGGCGAAGCACAGCATACGCTCACTGTGTCAGAGATTCCGTCCCATCAGCATCAGCTCCACGGATGGGCAATCCAAATCGCATCCGGCTCATTAACGCAATATGCACCAACTCACCCCTACGACAAGTACGACAACACAGAACTTACGACCCGTCCAGCGGGTGGAGGTAAGCCCCACAACAACCTGCCCCCTTACCGTTCGGTGCATATCTGGCGTCGGACAGCTTGATCCCCGAGATGGGGTGCGTGGCATGATCTGCGCAAACCCCGACAGTCAGGTATCGGCGGCGATGCAGACCATTATGGAGCTTCCGATTCTCATGGCGTTCGCCCTGCTTTCTGCATCGATTAAGGAGTTGATATTATGAGATTATCCGACGGCGAGGTGCTGCTGCACTGCCCGGCTTTGCAGGATGACGTTAATAAAATTTATAGTCTCTGCAAGGAACTTGGTCTTGTGGAGAAGAATCTCTATAAAACCGAGGAGGTGGAATAAGGTGCACGTTATTAAACTTGATGGCTACAATGCCACCACAGAGAATGGTGAAAAGCTGGAACTCGGTACATTTGACAGCTTTGGAGAAGAACAACTTCAAATTGTTAAAGCGCCGGATTGGGTAAATTTAAGCGTAATAGCGACATTCAATCCCCCTAACAGGAAGCCTGTTCAAGCTGTTGTCGATTCCGTTACTGGCGTTATTAAAGTTCCAAAGGAAGCTACGGCTGGCTGGTACGGCGTTGGAACGATTGTGTTTGTAGGCCTTGCAGACGGCGTACAGCGCATTTCTTCCGATGTTGAATACATTGTAAGGAGACACTCAAATGCAAGCGGTACAGAGCCGGCAGAGCCTACGCCCGACCTGCTACAACAGGTTTTGACTCTAAGTAGGGACGCACAGATCGCCGCCAAGAACGCCGAGGACGTCGCCAACAGCGTGAGGGAGGACGCCGACAACGGGAAATTTATCGGCCCAGTCGGCCCGGAGGGGCCTGTTGGGCCGCAAGGCGCGCAGGGTATCAAGGGCGAGAAGGGCGACACCGGAGAGCGCGGCCCCAAAGGTGAGCAGGGCGTTCAGGGTGTACAAGGCGAGAAGGGCGATACCGGCGCGCAGGGGCCTGTTGGCGAAACTGGCCCGGTTGGCCCCAAGGGTGATACTGGCCCGCAGGGTGAGCGTGGTGAGCAGGGGTCGCAGGGAGAGGTTGGCCCGGAGGGACCTGCCGGAAAGGACGGTGTACAGATTGATGATGCGGCGGTGAGCGAGGACGCGCCGTGGAGCAGCAAGCACATCATTGACATGCTTTGCCCGCCGCTGGAAGAAAGCGGCAACCCTGTTGTGTGCTACCCCGTTGCGGGATACGCGCTGGGCGTAAAGGCCAGCTGGGAACCCGTGCAGGAAGGCAGCGGAACGCCGTATCCGGCAGGTGGCGGGAAACAGCTGCTGGATACAAACAAATGTGTGCCCACAGTTGGAAAACCATACGGCATGACCATCACCCTTGACGGAGATGTTTTCAAGGTAAGCGGCGTTCCGAATGAAGAAGTAACGGCAACAGAATTCTACTCTTTTGCTGTGTGTACATGCAGCCAGGAAGAACTGCGGGGCAAGGGCTACAAGGTCACTGCCTGGGCAATCAAAGGCAAGGTGAATAGCGCTTGGGGATTGCGCACAGAGAGCGAGAACTCACTGGCAATTGCAGCAGAGCTGACACCAGGTGTAAACAACGACATACAGTTGCGGCTGATGGTGTCCAAAGATACTCCCACGGCGTGGGAACCCTACGAAAACATTCGTCCCATCAAGGGCAGGGACAGTGTGAGGGTCGAACGGTGCGGGGAGAATCTGCTGAATATAAAACCATTTAATAAGGACACATATAAAGGCATTACATATGAGTATGTCCCGGATGGCGGTATTCATGTATCCGGCACCGCACTGACTAGTGTGGATAGCCCGACGTTTCCGGTTTGGCTTCTGCCGCCTGGAAAATACTTCGGGCTGGAATTGGGCTCGGGAATTTACGCTAGTATTGTGGTGCAGAGAAACGGGAAGAACTTGTGGCTAAACGCCAAAGGCGCTTTTGAGATTTTGGCTGGGGATGTAACTAAGTATTGGTACGCGATTGTGAGTGCCGGCGCAACGGTTGACAAGACAGTATATCCGTACATCGTTCCTGGCACCACCGCCCCCACCACCTACACACCCTACATCGGGCAGACCAACACCCTGACCCTGCCTGAAACCGTGTATGGCGGTGAGGTGGACGCGGTGAATGGAGATGGGCAGGATACGTGGAAGCCCGTAATTCTAAATGGCACAGAATCATGGTTCTCATGGGGAATCAACGCTCACAACCCTGCTGTTACAGGATTTTATACATACGACATCACAGATTATGATGCCATAAACGTAAAAGGCATTTGTAGCCATTTAGCGCCGTCCGGCCTAGATGTGTGGGGTGGGCGGCTGGCTGGAATTGGCTTTGCGACAACCGGAGAGTCGCGCTATTTTATGTACTGCGTGCCGACTAGCTTGCTGCCCGATATATCAGCGGGACATGAAGTTGCTTCGTTAAAAGCCTACATTGCCGCCCAGAACGCCGCAGGAACCCCCGTACAAATTGCTTACAAGCTGGCAACTCCAACGCCATTCACCGCGACAGGCGCACAGCCCATTCCCGCGCTGGCGGGAGCGAACACTATTCTGACCGATGCCGACAGCGCGACTGTGACGGGACGAGCAGACCCTATTAAGCGGATTACCGATTTGGAAGAGGCGGTAGCCTCGCAAACCTGAAAGGAGTAATAAAATGGCGATTAAAAGCAAAGCGCGGCACGACTTAACGCTGCGCAGCATCAAGCGGGAAATTGCAGCAGGACGCGACGTTGCATTTTGGCTTGATAAGGCGTACACGCACTACGACAACGGCCTGCTGACCGAAGATGACATTGCCGAGGTGGAAGCACTGGCACAAGCGTATTATGATGCTGTGGACGCTGAAACGGTGCAGGACGGCAACGCAACGAATGAACAGATTCAAAATCCGCTGTACGAGGAGGAAGATCAATGAGACTCTCAAACGGTGAGGTGTTGCTGGCGTGGCCTCTGGCCCAGCACATCATCACACAAGGATGGTTTTACAACGACGGCAGTATGCACCAGGCCGTTGACCTGCGCACCCAGATTGACAACATGTATATCCGCCCGGTCTATGCCGCCGAGGACGGCACCGTGGATCAGACCCAGGACTGGGACGGACACACGCGGACGGGTATGCAGAGCTATGGCAACATGGTGAGAATCAAACACGCGCCCTACAAGGGCAGTGTGCTGCAGACACGGTACGCGCACCTGAGCAGCTATTGCGTCAAGTACGGCCAGCAGGTCAAAGAGGGCGACCTCATCGGCTTCAGCGGCACTACCGGCAATGTGTTTGGGGCGCACCTGCATTTTGAGGTCATCCTGGGCGGCAAGCGCACCAACCCGCTGGTGTGGCTGGACAACGACTTCACCACGGCAAGCGGGCAGGTGTTTACATACCGCCCCGGCGAGCACGCTGTACAGCTGCCGGAGCAGGCCGCCAGCAGCGCGCAGACGGCCAAGAACGGCACCGGCAAGCTGCAGGTCATCACGGTAGGGCCGGTCTCGCAGGGCGATGCAGACGCCGTCTTTGCCGTGTGCCAGAGCCGCGGCCTGACGGATGCCGGGCTGTACAAGAGCGAATGGGTCTGAGGTGGTGCCAATGGAGCAGATTATAATCGCGCTCATCACGGCAGGGCTGGGCCTGGTGGGCGTGATGGTAACGAACTACTTCAACAACAAGAGCCTGAGCGACAAGGTCACACACCAGCTGGAGGTTGCGCAGGCTGTAACGGACACCAAGATCGAGGAGCTGACACGCGAGGTGCGGACGCACAACAACTTTGCACAGCGCATACCGGTGATGGAAGAAAAAATTGCTGTCGCGAACCATCGCATTGACGATCTGGAACGGCACGAGGAGAAGGAGAGGAAAATCTGATGCAGGACTTCTTGAAGAATCTGGCGGCGCTCATCAAGGTTAAGACCATCGTCACCCTTGTGGTTGTTGCAGTTTTCGCAATTCTTGCGCTGCGGGGCGGCCTGCAGCCGGACACAGTGATGACGATCGTCACCATGGTGGTGGCGTTCTACTTCGGCACGCAGACCGAAGGGAAAAGCAACGGTAAATAAGTAAGCGGCAGGCTGCTCAATGTGGGCAGCCTGCCGCTTTTTTACGGTGATTTTTGGGGCAAATTACTACGAACTTTTTACGAACTTTTGGCCGATTACGAACCATTTACGAAGCATTATCTAACAGTATTCAACAGTATCTAACACTATCAGACAAATGAAAAACCGCGATACACCAACCTTTGCAGGTTGTATCGCGGTTTTTACATTGGCGGAGTAAGAGAGATTTGAACTCTCGCGGCGGTTTCCCACCCTACGCCCTTAGCAGGGGCGAGAAAATAAAGAAAAATGTCGAATATACGACTGTTTGTTCAAGAAAGAACACACCGCGTACACACCGCGATACATCTACTTTTTTGAGAATTATTCCACACAAACAACCACCAAAAAGGCGTTGTAAAAGGCCGAAAATTGCATAAAATTTAGGACGCAAAATTATTGCATATTCGGACAAGTCAAAGCGCAAGTCTATATGTTCCTTGTTATAGTGTTAATCGGTTGACAGCTTCCAGCTTGGCGGCAAGAGAAATGTGGCCGTAGGAATTTGCCAACTTGGATATTTTGGAATTGCTGTGACCAACAATGGAGTTTATAACGACGTCGGAAACGGCGGGCACAAGCTCGTGCAATCTCGTGTAGCAGGTGTGGCGCTGGCAATAGCTGCCCAAGGGACGGATGCCGGTGCGCTGGACCATCTGCGCCCAGTTGGAGTAGTAGGTGTTTTCGTCGTAGGCTACCATACCATAGCGGGCCTGTGGCATGACGGCTTTGACGATGGGCACAATACAATCGGCAATGGGAATTTCGCGGTCTTTACCGGCTTCGGTCTTGATGCCGCCGACAATGACCTGCCCGGCGGGGTTTACCCGCGTGACGTCCTGTGCGAACAGCTCCCCAGTACGCATACCTGTGTAGGCCATAATGAGGGCATAGCCGGTGATAAGGTCGTGGGTTTTATTCCAGTCATTCCAGATGGCGTGCATTTCCTCCGGCGTGCGTGCGTCCTTACTGGTAAGCGGCTTGCTGGGAAGCTCTATGCAGCGGATCACCTGGGATTTGCTGGCTGGGCAGACTTCCTCCAATACGGCCATGTCAACGATCTTTTGCAGAATCGTCTTGACGTCGCGCTTGGGGTAGAACGCGCCATCAATGCCGTCAACAAGATTCTGCAATTCAGAATAGCGCAGGCTGGCAACGTCCCGATCATAGATGCACTCCATGCGTTTGTAGGCAGTCATGTAGTGGCTGCGCTTGTCGGGGGTGATTTCAAGCCACTTTTTGGACTGCTGGACCATCTGGAAAATCTCGTCCACGGTGTGTGACTTTGCGCCGCCGTTTTCCATTGCGCGGAGCTGCGGCAGGTAGTTGATGGCGTCGGCACGGGTGGCAAAGCCGCCCTTGGTGCGCTCGGAAACGATGACACCATGGCGCTTGACGCGGACGCGGGCAGACCAGGTGCGGCCACGCTTGAAAACTGTGCCGGTGCCGTTGGGGTTATGAGGCTTTTTGACGGGGGCTGCGGAGGCGGACGCCTGCTTTTTGCCGCAGAACATGCAGTATACAGATATATCCGGGATTTCCTGTTTACATTTTATGCAGAGCATGGGCACACCACCTGACATTGAAAGACACTATTTAGACAATGAAAAGACGGACGCAAGTTAAAAGAAAATAAAAAACAGCGCAGCAATGATAAAAACGCAATTAGATTAAAACAAAACGCAAGCCAGACGCAAGTTAATTGCAAAGATTAAAGTGTTTACTTTTTGGGGAAAATATTACTTATAAGTTATATTGAGAGAAATTTTCCGAAAAATTCAATCATCAAAAGTAACGTCAACAAGCGTGGGGAAGGTATAATCCACGCCATCCCATGTATAGCGGCAGATGAAATTGGTGCGGAGCGTTGCGCCGAAACCGTTCTGCGAATCAACGTAGGACTTTACATAGAAGTAATCGGAATCGCGCACAACGGTCCAGTCGTCACCGAGAACATCCGGGAAAACGGCAGTGGCGGGAGACTTTAAATAGTTGGGAACATCGGACTGGGCGGAGTTGCAGAGGGTGGCGTACTGCATGGACGACACGAGAATGTCGTTTACGTCACCGACAACGGCACCGTCGTTGTAAATATCCGTATCACCGGCATAGATGCGGCAGACCTTGTAATCGGCATCGAAACGAATCTTGACGACGGATTTGCCCCAGTTACAGTATGCCTCGTTTGTGCCGATGGCTTTGACAAGACGGATGGTGGTTTCATCAAAACCGCAGTCAAGCATCGTCTGCTTCATATTGAGATACTGATCCAGCGGGTAGCCGACGCGATCCGCGTCGGCCTGCTCCGGGTGCGGGGTAGGTTCCGGCGTGGCGGTGGGGGTTGGTTCCGGCGTGGGAGCGGCAGAGGAGACAGAGGAAGAATACGCGGGAGGTTGTGTTTTGCTTGGGGTGAAAACACGGACAACAAATTTAACGATAAATACAGAAAGAAGAACAAAGATGACCAGTGAGAGGAAGAAAGAAAAGCGGCTGCCGGTATCGGGCTTTTGATCGTTCATAGATTTACACATCCTAAATAAAAAATAGCAGGGTCTCCCCTGCTATGGTGAAGCGGATGCGGGCCGGAGGAAACGGAACAGCGGCACGCATCTGTATTGATTTAAGAACATAGTAACACACAAAAGAATAAATTGCAACATAAAAGGCCAGAACCGGTATGGTTCTGGCCTTTTTGCTGTTGGGCGGGGCGTCGAGGACGCCGCCCCCTACGACCTGCCCGGCGGATCAGTCTACCCGCCGGAGGAAGATGCGGTATCGGGGCCTTTTTTTTGAGGATCGGGCGGAACCTGCGACAATTTCTCGACAAGAGAATCCATGTAACGCATGATGGCGGCACGGTCCTGGGGCGGCAGGTCGATAAACGCGGAGACGATGGCCTGCTCACGCGGGGTAAGCTGCTTTTCCTCGGCCAGACGGGCGAGGATAGAGGGCTTGGATTCATCCAGCATGGAGCCTGCGCCGGTGCGCAGCCATGTTTCGTTGACGTTGAACTCGCGGCAGATAGCAAGGATGGTGCGCTCGGACGGATTGTTCTTGCCACTTTCAAGCAAACTGACGGAGGATTTTTTTATGCCGATTTTAGCACCAAAATCCGTGGCGCTAAGACCAGTATGTTCGCGGACTTCCTTTATACGATCACAAAGCATTTTCGTTTTCACCTCCTTTTCTGACGCCATTATAGCACGCTAAGTTTGTTAAATCAACATTTATTTTGAAAAAACGCTTGACAATGATTGTTTAACAAACTATAATGGGCGCATAGGGTTGATTAAGCAAACACAAACAAACGCTTAACAAACCTGTACGACACACGCGCCGCGTGTATAAAGGTGGTGAAAACCGTGCTGACGGTGGAAAAGCTGGCGCAGGAATTGAAAGAGACGCCGGAGTTGAAGCGCAGCCTTGTTATGCGGGTAGCGCGGGAACTGCTGGACAGTGAAGCGTTTATGGAAGCGTACCCGCGCATTTACGAGACAGCCCGGAACAAGACTGACGCCAACGATGAAATGGCAAAAATAATCACCCGGCTTTTTAAGAAAAACCGGGTGAGCGTACAGGATGCAAAAACCATCCTGCACAGGGCCGCAGACCTTTATAAAGGAGAGTAGGTCCAGCCGGAAAGATCGGCGGGAACATCCTGCAAGGCGTCGGTCTCT